CCGCAATGCTCACCATTAGCGTTTAGGGTGGGTGTTGCTGAGTAAGCTCGTATAAATGTGTTTAATCCGTCTATGATTAATACTCGGTCGTCTCTATGTTTAGATTCTTCTGTCTCACGCAACTTTAATTGATTGAGCAATTTAGCATACTTATTTTTCATTCCTCGTCTTGGTTTAGTGGTGTATCAATTCCTTCCATATTAGAGGTGTCAATTGTCAACTCATCCGGATCAATTTCCGTCTGTGTTTTGTAATGCGATATACTATTCTGTTCAATAGCATTTTTGCAATACGCTCTAACCTCTGGTCTCTTGAGTATGTCTCTCCACTCTTTACTTTGGAATTTAACAACCTCTCCAGTATCCTCCATTATGAGGGTGTACCAAGATCCTCCCACTGTTATAACTTTATACTTCTTGAGTGTGTCTAACCAACTAGCGTCATCATCTATTCCAGAATCAAAGTATATACTAAACTTCGCTTTCTTAAAAGGAGGTCCATATCTATTCTTTACGACTGTGGCTTGTGTGTTTACGCCAATTATATCTCCATCACTATCCTTGATCTTACCAACAGCTTGAAGTCTCACTCTACAGCTTGCATGGAATGGCAAAGCCTTTCCTCCACTTGTAGTGTATTTGTCTCCAAACATAGCGCCTAACTTTTCTCTCAACTGATTTGTAAACGCTAAGATTACTTTCTCTTTTCCAATAAGATTGGTTATCTTTCTTAACGCTTTCGACATAATAATAGCTTTGGATGTAGCCCATCCATCTTTATCATAGTCAGCATCTTGCTCTATCTTCGTGGTAGCTGCTGCTACTGAATCTACAACAATTGTAACAAGTCTGTCTTTACTAGTCTTACGAATATCAAGTATAAGATTCTCTATTGCTTCAAAGATGTCTTCAATTGTATCCATTGGTAGGTAAAGCATGTTCTTGACATCAACACCAATTGCAGTAAGAAACTCTTCACTTAGTGCATTCTCAGTATCAATGTAAACTGCTATACCACCTTTCTTCTGAGTATTAGCTAATAGGTGAGCTGCAATCAGAGATTTACCGGACGCTTCAAGCCCGGTAAATTCTGCGATTCTTCCTACTGGTAATCCTCCATCAGGTCGATTTGATATGGCAAGGTCTAGATCAGTTGATCCGGTTGACACCCAATCCGAAAGATCGGTTTGTGTTTTCTCCTCTCCTAAAAAATGAACAGCTTTGAAGTCCTTAAACTTCTTATTTAGACTTGATGCTAACTCTTGAGCCAGCTCGTCCCTTCCCGCTATTTCATCGGGTGTAACTTTTGCTTTTGCCATAATTATTATGAATTAAATAAATCTCCGAATGCTGTTGAGATATCGTCTGTTGTGTTAGCTGTCTTAGCTCCAGTGATCGGGGCTTTGGTTGTTGTAGTAGCTTGAGCACCTTCACCTGGCTTCAACCACTCCTCCAATGATACCTTCATATCTTCATAAGATAATTCAGTAAACATCTTTGTCAATTCTGGCTGTTGGTTGACAATCATATCTGCGATATTCTTATCCTCTGTAGCTGGTGTAGTGTTAGGCTTAACTCTAACATTGTAAGACGGGTAACCACCCTCTTTGTCTGGTTCGATTCTTTCGATGGTAACATCTCTACCACCACTGAGATCTGTAATATCTCCGTAGTCTGGATCTGTAATTACTCCTAACAATTCAGAGTAGATCTTCTTTCCGAAAGCATAAAACTTAACTCCTTCTGATTCTTGTCCTCTCACAATGACTGGAGCATAGCATCTGAACTTTGGTTCCATCTTTCTTCCCATCTTCCAATCTTCTTTGTCTCCAGTACTTTTAAGTTGCTCTGCAAACTCGAGTACGGGATCAGGTCTTCCAAATGAGCTTGGAGATATCATAGTCTTCTTACCTATGTCGTAGTGAAAGTAAAGTTCTTGAAAAGGGTTTGATTTGTCGAATGCGTATGGTACGATTCTAATTTGGGATTTCCCAGTTGGTGGTTTCCAGAATACATCTGAGTTTCTGTTTCCACCGCTACTTGTTTGAAGCTCTGTAAGCTTCGCTTTGATTGCATCTAAATCTAGTGCCATTTTTTGTTTTGTTTTTGGTTATTAATTTATATTTACTGTCTTATTAAGTATCGGGTATCTTGTTGAGCTGTTTCTTTTTATTTCTGTGTACTTTAATTATGCTCTTGTTGTACCTCTGACTTAATACATTAGACTAACTATACTGCTTTTCTACCGTATTTGCAACTTTTATTTTATTTCATTGAAGATGTTTTATTTCTACGCTTCTAAAAGATCCATCTCGATTAGTAAGCAGTATGCGATTAGCAAATTGAGTCCAGTCAACACGATACGTTTTATCAAGCACACCATTGTTTTGTTCACGAATTAGTGCATTGAGTGCGTTGATGCTGTATAAGGTTTCTGACTCTTTTTTTCTGTTTATTGTGATTGTATCTGACATTCGGCTCTGTGTGTTGGTTGTATTATATATACACACTACAGAAGACTCATCCGTGTATTGGTAGCATCTCATATTAGAAACATGTTCAACTTGGTATGTTTTATGGATTCTAGTAATACATGACGGGAGGTCCGACACTGTCGTAAAGGTGCAAAGTAACTGTGATCTCATCTATCTTATCCTGATGTTTCGTCTGGCTTCTCAGATGCAGCTTTACCTTGTGCTTGCTTCAATACAGCGATCTGATCTTGTAGAGCTTTTATCTGCTCCTCCTTGGTTTTAATTCTTTGGTCAAGTTCCTTCTTCTCCGCGTCAATCTCTCCTTGAGTTTTTTCCGACAAGATTGTTTTCGAAAACTTGATATTGTTTTGCTTGAGATAACTCTCCAACTTACGTCGGACTTTCTCTTTCAATACTATTCTCTTGTGATCTCTCATGCTTATAAATAGGACTAAGTTGTACAAAAATCCAAATTTGCGTAATCTTTTCCACTCTTAACTTTGATTGGAAACTTATACAAATCGATTGATGCTGGTATGATTTCTTTGATTAGTAGGTCTTTGTGTTCTTTGTGTACATCAAACAATACACTATCATATGTGTACAGTACTGGCTCGCTCTTGATTCCAGATTGTGCAAAATGTTCACTCATTGCAATTAACATCTCTACGTTATACTCAGTCTCCATCATCTGAATGTAGTAGTTGAAAAAGGTATAAGGAGTTACATCTTTGTAGTTTTGCCATTCAAGTCGTCTGTAAGATATTGGACTCTCAACATATGCATCTAACTCTTTCCGCTCCCACAAATCCTTTACGAAGGCATCTGTCTTTGCAAAGAATGGTATATGTAAATAATCCTTTCGTATTCCTCCATACAATTGTCTGAATGTGTCCTCTTTAGCTTTGGATATTTGATCTTGTGTTGGTGTATCTGTATTGTGATAGTGCTTAGCTAAATGCTCGTAAACATTATCTTTACCAAAATCGTAATCAATTAGTGTTGCTATAATCCTAGGATGGTATGAATTAAAGTCTAACTCTACTAAACATCCATCATCACCATACCTACTAACAAAACATTCACGAGTTTCATCTTTAGGTAATGCTGCATAGTTCACTCCTCCAAAGCGATTACTTGGTCTTCCCGTCGTTGTGTAATAGTTGTATTGTGTGTAGCATTTGTCACCAACTCGGCTAAATGTTTTTCCAAATCGTTCTTTATACTTCTCTTTATCTACACGTAATCCACTCGACTCAATCCAATTAAATACTCCTCGAAGTTTGTTTGCATAAAAATCATAACCACTAGGAACATTAATGTCTGTGAATTGATTACATATACGATCCACTCGCTCTTGTAGTTTGAGTAATGATATAAGTGAGTTTGTTTTCTTACATCCCGACATGCTACGATTATATCGTGTAACCATCACACCTGATTCTTTTTCTAGNTTTTGTCTAGTTTTAAGATAGTGAATCATATCTAGATCCATAAGTGTCGGTTCTGATNCTAATTCAATCATATGATTTTTAAAAAGATGAATATCTGTACAGAATAGTAGATTAGAAAACTCACTTAATAGAGATAGTGACATATTGTAAATAGCCTCTGGATGATCTACTCCTACAATATAGGATGGACCTAAGTGGCCTTCTTTAATTGCTAACGCAATAATCTTATTCTGTGTAGAATGTACTCGATCGTCTTCTGGAATTGGTACGATGAATAATACCTTATCTTTCAACTCTAGTAACTGTTGCTCGTTGTCTATAACCATAATGTAACTATACGCTTTTTTATCGTTTACTCAAAGGTTTAGGAGTTATAATTTTGCCTGTTTTTTGATCAAAGGTTATTTTACGTGTTGCTTTTTTTCCAGCTGTAAGCATGCTTCTTGTCATTAAAGCTTCTGGATTACCAAATTCTGTTTGGTCGGTTGGGACTGCAAACTGAGTATAGTTGGTAATGAGAGATGCGATGTCCGGAACAATGAAGGATGCTTGGCGGATTCGATCTTTATTTGTCATCTCAATATATTCAATAGTTCCGGTAAGTTGCCACATAACATCAACTACATCATATATACTATCATCAATTCCAAAATCACTTCCAAAGCGATTTCTCTGATCACTAGTTATTTCGATAGCAAAATTACCTAATCCGCGTCTTTGTACAAAAAACCTTGTATCAAAACCTAAATCATAAACACCTTCAGAAGGTCTAGTTTGGTATGTGTAGGGAGTGGGTTCGGTGTGATCTTTTATTGGTGTGACAAATTTATGCAATCTATCATATGTAAAATTGTTAGTATTACTATAGAACGGTAGTAGTTGAAGACTCATATCTACACCCTGAGAGTTGGGTGTGGGACCTGTGTAAGTCTTGCCATCTCGTATATGATATTCACCTATATATTCTTCTCCATTTGTGGTTGTAAATTCACCGCCCTTAGTATACTTGTGTATTTGGCTATTTTTTAATAACTGTTCTGGAGTTGGTCTTTTGAACCTTTTTGTTTTCTTGCTATTCTTTTTACTTCCCGATGTTCCCATATGTATATGTATTAGAAGGCAAAGCCTTGTCCTTCTTTGTCACCAAAAGGATTAGCTCTACACACAGTTGATACTTTGGTTACCCAATCGTTTGCGGAGACTTCCTGCTCCACCTTGGTTATTTGCCATCTAAACTCTTTACGAACACCATCAGGTATTCTTGTTGAAGATACCATTTGTCCAAATTCAAAACCCCCAATACCATCTACTTCAAAGTTGAAATCAAAGGGTAGTGGTGTTCCAGCGCACTTTCCCGGATCTGGTTTATTCACTCTCTCGTCTATGAAGGTTTGTAGAGCACCTACTGTTTGATCATTAATTTCAGACTCCATATCTTCAAATATATCTTCAAGTGTTGGTTCTTCGACTGCATTGTCTGCGTCGTCACAATCTCCACACTCTGTATATAGGGTTTTAGGTTTAGGTTTGGCTTTATC